GCGGTCGAGGTTGCGGCCGATCTCAGGCGAGACGTAGATGTTCACCTTGCCAGTGATCAGGTTGGCATCAAGTACCGCACCCAGCGTCTGGGTGAAGAACGTATCGATCGCATCCGACGTGGTCGACGGCGAGGACAGGTCGATGTTCGCACCGGACGCGCCGATGTTGATCGCCTTGGCCAGCGGGTTGCTGCGGATGCCAGTGCCGGAATAGCCCTGGAAGACGATGGAGGTATCGCCGTTCAGGACATAATCAGCCTGATCCTTCTTGATCTTGGCGTTTGCGGCTTCTTCGTCATCAGCGATGGCGTCGAAGTTTTCCGACTGGAGGGGGTTCCACTCACGCCATTCACGGCCGTAACCGTCCTGGAAGATCGGGATCGGCGTGCCGCGGTAGGCGTAGACGACCTTGTCCATCGGAACCGGCACCTGCCCAGACATGGAACGGATAACCGGGTTGGAGGAATCCGAGGCCACGCGGGTCATGCTGACCAGCTTGCCGATGTTGATCGGGCGAGCGAGAGCCATCAAGTCACGCATGTAGACTTCGCCTTCGTCGTCGCGAAGAACGCGGCGGGTGATG